GGTACCTGTCTACACAACGGGTTACGCCGTCGTTATGGCGCGTGTGGGACGTGCAGCGGGTGCCAGGTGTCGTTATGGTGTCGGCTTGCTGTCGCCACGTCAACGGCACGTCAACAGCGGGTATCCCGTGGGTGTAAGGGTGGGTTCTTGACTCCCCCCCGGGGTACGGCCGACGTGACAGGCCCGGGGGTGGAGGAGCACGGTCCAAACTACGCACGTTCGTGCACAGTTTCTCGACTTGGGAGTAGCGCCAGCTCGGGCCGCCCGATCCGCGCTTCACGAAGCGACGTAAACCGGCGGTTTACAGGCCGCCCGCCAGTAGGCCGCCAAACCCCACAGCCTACCGCCTCCGTTCAACCCCCCCAAAACGCAAAGCCGGGGCGGGGAACTCACCGCGGTACCTGTCTACACAACGGGTTACGCCGTCGTTATGGCGCGTGTGGGACGTGCAGCGGGTGCCAGGTGTCGTTATGGTGTCGGCTTGCTGTCGCCACGTCAACGGCACGTCAACAGCGGGTATCCCGTGGGTGTAAGGGTGGGTTCTTGACTCCCCCCCGGGGTACGGCCGACGTGACAGGCCCGGGGGTGGAGGAGCACGGTCCAAACTACGCACGTTCGTGCACAGTTTCTCGACTTGGGAGTAGCGCCAGCTCGGGCCGCCCGATCCGCGCTTCACGAAGCGACGTAAACCGGCGGTTTACAGGCCGCCCGCCAGTAGGCCGCCAAACCCCACAGCCTACCGCCTCCGTTCAACCCCCCCAAAACGCAAAGCCGGGGCGGGGAACTCACCGCGGTACCTCAGACGCAGCGTGCTTCGTTTTTCTGAAAATAATTTTTCTGGCTTTAGGCCAAGAGGTTGCATGACGTACCCGTATCCGATTGACCCGGGGTTTAGCCCTCCGTCGCTGTTTCGGCGCCGGCGGCCGAGCATACTCGACCGATTGTTTCCCGATCCGACTTCGGGGGCGTTGGAGCCTGGTGCATTGCAGGGGGTGCAGCGTCAGGGGTTGTTGCAGCTTGGGGCGAGTCTGATGCAGGCAGGGGGGCCGCAGGCGGTACAGCGGGGGTTCTTGGCGAATGTCGGGGCGGGGATTCAGGGGCTCGACTTGCAGGGGATGGCGCAGAACGCCTTGCGGGTGCAGGCGTATCGGCAACAGGAGATGCAGGGGGCGGCGCAGCGCCAGGCGCTCGACGCCTTGCGCGAGAGGCACAAGGGGATTCAGGACCCCTACGAGCGTATCCGGGCCATGATGGCGGATGCCGCATTGATGCCGGGGGCTGAGCATCTCATCGGGCCGTTGTCGAACGCCTTGGCGCAGCTCAAGCCTGACGCGAGCCGGAACGAGTGGAGCCAGCCCTTACCGGCGACGGGGGCCGATGGCCGGGTGCATTTGTACCAGGTACGGCGGGACACGGGGGAAACCCGGGTTTTGGATATCAGCCCGGTGCCGAAGGAACCCAAGGAGCCTACGCCGGTGGAGCGCACGGCGGGGAGCCAGTGGGACAGCGCGAGCGAATCGGTGCGCAACATGGAAGCGATAGCGCAGCGGAACCCGCAAGCGGCCAAGGCCGCTGTTGCCGCGATCCGGGCCGGGGGATGGGGGAAGCTCGGCAAGGCATACGGGGAGCTGCGCGGGTTCACGAATGATCCTGACGCGCAAGCGTTCTTCACGGAATACAAAAACATGATTCTGACCGTGACGCCGACCTATGGGGGTGCGCGGCCGACGCAACAGCTCATGGACCTGGAGCAAGCCGCGACCTTACCGGCTTTGGGGTCCGGCGACTTCGAGCCCGCATTTCGGCATATGCAACACCGGTTGGACGATCTGCACGCCAAGGCGGGACGAGCCGCCCCCAGGCGCCAGGCACCAGCCACGCCAGCGCCGAAGCCCGGCCAGACCGTCAACCCGTTTGGACCCGGGGGGCAATTCTATGTCGCGCCGTAGAGCAAGAATCAAGACGCATGCGTGCGTCTTGATCTGTAGGGGGGCTCGATGACCGGCCCGCGGCCGCAACGCGGGTTAGGGGTCACGCATTGGATAGGTGCCAATGACGCCGACTTGTGGCAACACATGGTGGACCGGGGCATCACGCCCGACGACGCCACGCAACACGTCTTGCTGCGCCGCCGGGCCATGCTCGGCAACATGCCGCAGAACATTGCCAAAGAGCTGGACCCCGGGGCGTTGGCATCGTTCGGGCTCGGGGCCGCCGATATGATGAGCTTCGGGCTAGGCGATCAACTCGCGCGCGCGTTGGAACCGGAAGCGAAGTTGACGCAGGATCTCGCGAAATCCCAACACCCGACCGCGCATTTCGCCGGGGAAGTGGCGGGCCTCTTAACGCCGATTGGCCTTGAACGCCTCGCCGCTGGTGCGGGCGTACACCTCGCGCCCACCATCGTCGGCAAGGCCGTGCGCACGATTGCGAACCCCGCCGCGCGGACCGCAGCGCAGACCGTCGTCAACGCAGGAATCGGGGCGGGGTATGCTGGGGCGCAAGCCGCCGGACACACGGAAGGCGGTATAGGGGAACGAGCCGCCGCGGCTGGGCATGCCGCACCGCTCGGGGCCTTGTTCGGCGCCGCATTGCCGTGGGTGGCCGGGGGCGTCGGGGCCGCGGGCAAGAAGTTTCTTGGGCCAGTAGCCGAACGAGTGGCCGGCCCGGGGCCGGTCTCGGCAGTAGGAACGGAAGGGGCCGCCGCACGAGTGGCTCGGCCGCCAGTCTCCGGGCCGTTGGCTGATCTGGCCGCGGCGAAAGCCGATCTTGCCGCCGGCCGCTTGAGCCAGGCCGATTACAACGTAGCCGAGCAGATGGCGCGGCTCCAGATGGCGAGCCCCGGAACGGGACCGCTCACGCAGCCGCTCGGGCTGTTGTTCGCGCAACCGGGGCCGACGCCCGCACCGGCTCCGATGACCGGCCGCGGGATTGCGAACGTCTCTAGCGCGAAGCTGCGCGAAATGCTCAACTACTTCGCGAACCGGCCCGAACACCCCGACGCGACGGCAACCCAAACCCGGATACTGGCCGAGCTGGACCGCCGCAAACGGGGGCGCCCGTCCACATGAGTGGGGCCGTGAGCTTCGTTCCGCCGCGGGATGCCGTGTTGACGACCGAACAGGTTGCCGCCTGGCTCCAGATTAGCCCCGAACAGGTGCGGCGCATGAATCTGCCGGCCGTCCCGTGCGGCAAAAACAAGTGGCGGTATATCGCTAGCCAAGTGCTCACCGCTTTGGAAAAGAGGGCCGAGTAATGACACCGTATCGCGACGCAGGGAAAGGGAGCTACATCATCGACCGCCGCTGTGGGAAGCTGGGGCGGCTGAAGGTGGCGAGCGGGACGAGCGACCGGGAAGAATACGCGGCACTCAATGCAATGGTGACGCGGCTGAAACGGGAGCGGCGCTGGGACGTGCTGGCGCTCGTGCAACAGCATCAGCTCACGCCGCTCGAATTGTACGACGCGATACACCACGGGGAAACCCATCTCTTGCCGAGCGCCGAAGAATTGCGCCCGCTCCCGCGCGCCGTCGAACAATGGCTCGCGAGCGCCGACGTATCCCCGCGCACGCGCGACGACTACACCAAGCGCCTGACGTTCCCGCCGGGCACCAAAACGCTGGCCTTGCCGGATCTGGTAGCGGCCGCGCGCGCCGATGCGATCCGCACCGGGAAGCGCCAGACCTATAACAACCTGTTGACGGCTTCCCGCGCATTCGTGCGCGACGCATTCGGCAAAGACTCGAAGCTGTGGAAGCTGTTGCCCGGGGAACTCGATGTCACGCACCGGCCCGGCAATCCCCAAGAGCCGGAACAGATTCGCGCGCTTGCCGTGCGGATGCCCTACCCCGACGCGCTGTGGGCGCTGTGCCTCTCCGGCATGCGGCAAGGGGAATACTGGGGCGCGTGGGACGTGTTGAGCGACCGCGTGACGATCCAGGGCGAGAAGGGCCGCCGCGGCGAGCCGTTGCCGCGCGTCGTGCCGCTCGTCTACCGACTCGCCCGGCCGCGCGTCGTCTACTCGACGTTCTACAAGGCGCTCGTCAGGGACTCGGGCGGGACGCTGAACGTCCATGACCTGCGAAAAACCGCTCAACGCTGGTGGGAAGATGCGGGCGTACCCGATTGGCGCATTTCGCTGTATGCGGGACACGCCAAGGGCCGGCACGAGCTGGCGACGATCTACCGCAAGCCGCGCGATCTGACGCGGCTGTTAATCGAAGATGCCGACCGGATGCGGGCCTGGCTGGGCGATCCGCCCAAGCTCGGGCTCCGCGCCGTCAACGCCTAAGGGGGACGGAATGGCCGCGAAACCGATACAGAGAAACTTGCTGAAGCAGATAGCCGACGCGGGCGGGTGGGAAGCGATCTGGGAGCGCGTGGCGCAAGGCGAAAGCCAAGCCTCGATTGCCCGGAGCTTCAAGCGCCCCGACACCGGCCAGCCGATTAGCCGGGGGTTCTTCTGCCGGGTCTTGCACCTCGACCCCGAGCGGGAACAAGCCTTTTGGGCCGCCAAGAAACTGGCCGCGACCGAGTTGATAGAGGCAGCGAAAGACCTGATCGACAACGTGCCGGTAGACCGCGACCATATCGCGAAAGTGCGCGAGCAAGCGAACCATTACCGCTTTATGGCGATGAGCGGCGACCGCGACCGCTACGGCGAAAAGGGACCCGATATCAACGTCAACGTCTTGAGCGTGAACGAGCTGCACGTCAACGCCTTGCGGCACCGCGTGGTGGAAGCCGCACGCCCGATCCCTGGCTTACCGACCTCGTGCCCCGAGCCGTTGCAGCTTGAGCCCGGGGGTAACGACCCATTGAGAGAGGAAGCCTAACCGATGGCCACCACATTTACGCCGATCTATGCGTTCGATTTAATCGCGAGCGGCGACACCGGATGGGGAGCCTCGCGCAACGCGAACGCTACCGATATGGAAAACGAGCTGGCCCGGCCGCGGGTCGTGTTCCTCTCCCCGACCGTCGGCGGCACGACAACGTGCGATCTCTCGCAAACGGTCGGCGCGCGGATATTCGCCTTCACCGTCAGTCAGGCAACGACCGTCGCGTTCACCAACGTGCCGAGCGCCAGCTTCTCGGCCGAAATCGCGTTGCTGATTACGAACGGCTCCGCGTTCGCATTGTCGTGGCCCGCGTCTGTCTCGTGGCTGGGCGGTGTGGCCCCCGTGCTCAAGGTGAGCGGCACCGACCTTGTAGAGATGCGAACCAAGGACGGCGGCACCACCTGGTTCGCCGCGTTGCGGGCGGATCGTCGCTTTCAACTCGGCAGCTCGACGGCGCAAGCCGCGCCGATCACGACGCCCAACGTGGACAACACCACAACGGCATCGGGCGCGGGCTCTCCGGCGAACCTCAAGAGCTACGTCTTGCCCGCCAACGCCTTGGCCGCGAACGGGCAAGGCTTGCGTATCCGGGCCTGGGGCACGACGGCCAACAACGCGAACGCCAAAGCGATCCGCATTGCCTTTGGGGCGACGCTGGTTGCCAACTTCACGCTCGCGATTAACACGGCCGCTGCGTGGGTCGTAGAAGCAATGGTCTATCGGACGGGCGCCGCAACGCAGGACGCCGTGCAATTCTACGGCCAGCATTCGAGCGCGTCGGCTACCGGCCCGAACATCACCACGCCCGCCGAAACCTTGAGCGGCGCCGTAACGGTGCAATGCTCCTGCACGCAAACGTCGGCGTCTGACGTGGTACAAGAGGGCTTCATGGTGGAGTACATCGGCTAATGGCCGAAACGCTCATCCCGCTCGCGTTGCCGCCCGGACTCGTGCGGCGGGGCACCATCTACGCCAGTAAAGGCCGATGGTATGACTCCTCGCTGATCCGGTTTGAGGGGAACGTGGTGCGGCCGATTGGCGGGTGGTCACTCGCCCGCACCGCGGCGGGGGGCGACATACAGGCCCTTGGCTTCCCCCGGGGCTCGCATACGTGGCGGAAGAACGACGCCACGGCATGGGTTGCGGTGGGTACGATGGGCACACCCTCGAAGCTCTACGCCTACTCCAGCAGCACGGCCACGCTCACCGACATAACACCCGCCGGGCTCGTGAATGGCGCGGCCGACGGCTCGTTAGTGACGGGCACGGGCCGGTGGGACTTAGACCCGTGGGACGTGAGCCCGTGGGGTGGCAGCGTCGCCGCAGGCACGATTATGGACGCGGCAACCTGGAGCCTCGATTCATTCGGGGAAATCCTTGTTGCGTGCTCGACGACCGATGGCAAGCTCTACAGCTCGACCCCGACCGCTCAAGCAACGCAAGTCACCAACGCCCCGGTAGGCAATCGCGCCGTCTGCGTTACGCCCGAGCGGTTTGTGGTGGCGCTGGGGGCTGGGAGCGATCCGCGGCTCGCGCAATGGGCGAGCCGGGAAACGCTCACGACCTGGGCCGCCGCACCGGGCAACACCGCCGGACAACTCACCATTGCGAGCGGCGGGCGGCTCATGGTGGGTCACGCATCGACGCGGGAAACGTTGCTCTTTACCGATATGGACCTGTGGGCGCTCCGCTTCATCGGCGGGAACCTCGTCTACGGCCTCGTCCAGGTCGGCGATCATTGCGGGCTCATCGGCCCGAATGCCGCGGCCGTTGTCGGGGGTACGGCCTATTGGATGGGCAACGGACAATTCTTTCTCTACGATGGTGGGACGGTGCGCCCGCTCCCCTGCGACGTGCGGGACTACGTGTTTAGCGATCTGCGCCGCGAGCAGAAAGCGAAAATCTGCGCCGTGACGAACGCGGCCTACGGGGAAATCACCTGGTACTACCCGAGCGCCAGCCAAAACGGGACGGAAAACGACCGCTACGTGACCGTCAACTATCGGGAGGGGTGGTGGGTCATTGGCCGTCTCGCTCGCGCCGCGGGCAACGATGCCGACGTATTCAACTCGCCCCTGTTGTGGTCTACCGATGGCCACCTCTACAGCCACGAGACGGGCAACGACCGCAGCGGGGCCGAATCGTTCATCGAATCCGGGCCGCTCGAAATTGGCGACGGGGACCGCGTGGCGCTCGTCAGCTCGATGCTTCCGGACGAAGCGGTATCCGGCCAAGTGCTGGTGACGTTCAAGACCGCATTTGAGCCGAACGGGACCGAAACGACTTCGAGCGCCTACCAGCTCGCCAGCAAAACCGACGTTCGCGTGAGCGGGCGCCAAGTACGGGTGCGGTTTGGGGAGCCCGCCGGATCTGGCGTCTTGCTCGACGGCTCGCACCTCCTCGACGGCTCGTGGACGATGAACGGGGCGGGGCCGGGGAACGACTACCGCGTCGGCACCTTCCGGCTTGGCGTCATTCCCCAAGGGCGACGCTAATGCGCATTCCCCAGGCGCCCGACCGCTACGACCGCACGAACGAAGCCGAGTTGCGCGCGATCCTCGAACAGGCGGTTAGCGCCTTGGAGCTGCGCGGCTCCATTCACACCATGAGCACCGACCGGGGCGACGCCAACGTGACGCTCGTTGCCGGTACCGACCTGAACGTGCAGCGCTTCGCTACCGCCTTGGGCGCGAACCGTACCGTTACGCTCGGGTTTGGCGCTAACGGCTCGTGGTTTCGCGTCGTGCGCACCGGTTTAGGGGCGTTCACGTTGGACATTGGCGGACTCAAGACGATACCGAGCGCGACGGCGGCCGTCGTGGAAGTGACGCACGACGGGACCGCGTGGCGGCTTACCGATTACTCACCGCTGTAAGGGAAAGGGTTAGACATGCCTGGTATTAACTTTTGCCTCTACACAGAGCAGGCCGTCGCGAAAGGCGCGCCGACACTGGCCGACGTGATTAACCGGCCGCTCCGCGATCTCCTCACGCTGTCCGGCTGGGACCCGGATAGCACAAGCCTCGATATCTACGTGGTGCCGGCGGGGAAGGTCCTCGCCGCGCACGCCGCGACGTTCGATGGCAACGTCCGGAATATCCAGTATGACGCCGGCAACAGCGGCGCCGCGATCACCATTGATTGGGCCTTGCACGGCAACGTGCAGCGCGTCACGCTCACATCGGCCAGCGTCGCCATTACGCTGAGCGGCGCGACGGCGGGCGGGACCTACGCGCTCGAAGTCGTCCAAGACGCGACCGGTGGCCGGGTCGCGACGTGGGCCGCGAGCCCGGGCGCGGTGGTGTGGGCCGGGGGCGTCACGCCGACCGTCACCACGACGTTGAACCGCGCCGACGTGTTCAGCTTCCTGTACGATGGCGTTCCGGGCACACCGAAGTATTGCGGTTTCGTGAACGGCCAGAATATCGCGGTATGATCCCTATTTCCCTGGGCCGATCCCTGACCCAAAAGGTCATCTTCTTGACCGTCTCGGGAAACTGGACGGTGCCCGCTGACTTCTCGTCTGGCACCGTCGAAGCCATTGGCGGCGGTGGCCAAGGTGGCAATGGAGTCATCAACACGCGCGGCGGTGGCGGTGGAGGCGGCGGGGAACAGCGCAAGCTCGCGAGCTTCTCGGGCTCGGGCTCGATCCCGTTCACCATCGGCGCGGGTGGCTCGGGCGGTGGTGGCAATGGCGGAGACACCAACTTCAACACGGGTACACTGATTGCCAAAGGTGGCGTAGGAACGACGACCGCGACGGGTGGCGCGGGGGGAAGCGGTGGCACGGGCGGCACGGGCAACAACGGCGGCGCGGGTGGCAACGGTGTGAGCGGTACGGGAAACCGTGGCGGCGGTGGTGGCGGTGGTGCGGGGGGAACGACAGCAGCGGGAACGGTGGGCGCTGCGGCCTCGCTCGGCACAGGCGGTGCGGGCGGTGCCGGTGGAACCGTCGCCGGTGGCATTGGTGGGACTGCGCCAGGTGGCAACGGCGGGAACGGCACGGTGTGGACGGCGATCCCCGGGGGGTCAACGGCGGGTGCGGGTGGTGGTGGCGCGGGCGACAGTGCGCCCACGGTGGGCGGCAACGGTGGCTTCGGTGGACAGTATGGCGGCGGGAGCGGTGGCGGTGCGTCCGATTCTGGCGCCGCGACGGGCGCGGGCGGTGGTACTCAAGGCATCATCGTCATAAGCTATCTCGGGTTCGCATAACAGGGGGCAGATATGGCGAAGGCATTTCATTGGATCACCGGGGCGTCGTTCGTAGCACTCCGCACGCAGTTTATCAACGCGAGCGGACCCGACGCCCGGCTCGAAGTACGCGAAACGGGTAAGGGGTTGACGTTCGTGGTCGTGGACCCGGATAGCGACGCCGCCTTTCCGGCGAACGATCCGGTAGACGACACGTTTACCTGCCCGCCGATATGCCCGAAGCGGTAA